TAGTATCTATATATTGAACTTGATTAACTGAAAGATTAAGCATTTTACCTAGATATCTACCCGGAACTTCAGATGCAGTAAATACTAATTTATCTCCTTCTCTTTTTACAAATCTACTATCGTTGAAAGCAACTCTAGCATTATAATCATCTATTGTTGAGATTTCTTTTTCATTTTTCTTGCTTATTTCAGCGATTCCATTTTTAACATTATATACTGGTATATAAATTGTTTTATCTCTAATAGTAGCGGATTGTGTTAAATGTTGAACCAAACCAACATTTCCACTTTCAGGAGTTTCTATTGGGTCTACTTTGTTTACACCACTGACAGTAAGATTTCTAGCACCAAATTCATTAGTAGCTGCTTCGGAAGATAACCCACCTTCTCCAAGTTGAGTAACCTTTCTGTTCATTGCTTCTATGAAAAGTGGATTTATTTCTTCTGGAGTTTGAACAAGCATACTCGTAGACATAAAGTTCTTTACTGAATTACCAAGCTTAAGTACAGGAGTTAATGCATTAGCGTTTAATTCATCTTCGGGTTTTTCTAATCTTTCCTTAGATTTCTTTACAAACTCATCTATATCTTTTTCTACTTGCTCCATTAATAAATCGGTATCATTAACAATATCCTTGTATTTGATATCATCTTTACTGTCAGATGCAACATCATCCCTAGAAACCATGAATGTCTTTTGAATAGCTTTTGCTATTATTTGTTTTGAAAGATAAGATGTATCCTTACCCTTCATATCCAAGTTGGTTTGAACTACTGCTGAACCTGTTTGAAATAAAGCATTATCTCTAAAAAAATCAAAAACATCTTGTCTAGCTACTGATTGTGAAACAGTAGGATTCTTTCCAACTATTCCTTTATAAATATCCATAATAGATTTGTTGTTTCTGTTTCCGTATTTCGCAAACATTAAATTAGCTTCTGTTCCATTTCCAAGCATTTGACTAATTTCACCATCAGTAAATCCTAATTGTCTAGCAAAACAAATACCATTAAGTTCTACAGATGGTTTTGAATTTATAGTAACCTTAAATTCATTTTCTAAAGGTTTAAAAGATATATCTATTCTAGGCATATACGAACCAGAATTTGGGCCTTTGGAAAACATGAGTTGAGTTTTAACTTCACTTCTTGAACCTTTTTCTGCAACTTTAGTTGTATAAGAACCAGGCTTCAATCTCATCTGACTTAAAATATTTTTTTCACTTCCATTGATAAGAAATGTTCCTCTGTCAGTAAGATAAGGAATAGGTATTAAATTGGTCATAGTTCCCTTGCTAATGACTTTTCCTTTGCCATTCTTTATAACTACCCTACCTCTTAACCAACCCTCTAAACTGCCTTTTTTAGCGTATTTCATATCTAGTTGTTTCGCAATATCATTAAGACCTTCTGGGTCTTTGAAAGAAAGGTCTTCTAAGGTTATTGTGCTGCCATTAGTTCCTTTTGCGGGCATATTTCTTTGAATATACTCAAGTATTCTTTTCTGAAGCTCTAGTGTCTTTTTATGCGCCAATTAAACTCACTCCTCTCTGTTATCTTCGTATTTAACGAAATAGAGGATTATGCCCTCTTTGGGGCAAGCTATCCTCTCTTCTTCCATTATATCAACTAAGTCCTCGTTAAGTAATTCATTTACCAGTCTTTCTTCTCCTGGTAAAGTGAACACCTTTACTCCTTTTTTCATTTTACCACACTCCTTTTCTATTTTAAACTATCTCTTCTAGGAGGAAGTTTCTCTGGCATTGGTCTCATATCAATTTTGCCTTTATTTGGTTTAGTGGCACTTTCTAATTGAGACAACGCTTGTGTAACCTTTTGTTGAGCAGATACAGGCAATGTAGCTAATACTTTTTGTCTATATTTATCTGGCATCTTTATAAGTTGTAAAGCTATTCTTTGAACATCTCCATTAACATCACTTGGTCCAGAAGATATTTCTTTCTTCTTCTTTTGTGACTGACCTTGTGCCTTTAACTGACCTTGTGCTTTTGGTTGAGCTTGAGATTGATTTGATGAAGGTGTTTGTATTTGAGGAACAGCTCCGGCAGCTCCACTTTGAGCTTGACCACTAATTTGACCATTCTGTACTTGACCACCAACTCCACCAGCTTGTTGCATACCTGCATTAGGGTCCATAGAAGCATTAGGGTCCACAGGAGCATTAGGGTCTACAGGAGCATTAGGGTCTACAGGAGGAGGGAACATTCCTGGATTCTCCGCAGTCATTTTTTGTTGAAGCCCCATTCTAAATACCTGAAGTTCCATTTCTATTTTTATCTGTTCTTGTTGCAATTTAAGTTGAGCTTTAGTTTTAGCCATCATAACTTTAGTTTCTAAGTCTACAGCAGCTAAAGCTTCTCTTTCTAAAGCATCTTTCATTTTCTCTGCATCTATACTTAGTGTCTTCCACATATACTCATTAGATACTTTGCCTGCTCCATTAAGCTGAATAACTAATTGTTTTTGTTGAACGTCATCTTGCATTTTTAAGTCTTGCATTTTGATACTTAATAGTGCATCATCATCATCTTCAGACACCCACTCTTTACGAGCCTTAGCCATACCCCTAATAACAAAGTTTTGTAAAAAGTCTTTTAATAATAATCTATAAGTGATAAATTGATTTTCTAATATTTTTAAAGCTATTGAACTTCCAGAATAACTTACTCCACCAAAAATGAATTCTCTTGGAACATTCATTCCTGCGAGTATTTCTTCTTGAACTTGTTGTATTTCTGGAGCTAATAGTAACGACCTTCCCTCACCGCCAACATTGATAACATTGACAGGTACAGGAGAAACTATCTTGTGATTAGGATCTCTAACAGCTTTATTAAGTTCTTGAGCAAATGCACTAGCAACTGCATTCCAATCTGCATCTACGTTATAACTATCTGTTTTATCTAAATAGTAAACTCTCATAGGAACTATATGTTCTCTAGCAATAGCTTCCTGTGCTTGTCTTAATACATTCTTATACATCAACAATTTAAGAACATTAGCTACTATTGGAGTACCCCATACAGAGTTATCTCCCATAGAGTCAGTTGCTCGGTTAAAATGATATACATTATCAGAATTAAGTATTATTGCTTGTCTCTTTCTAACAGCTTCTTTAATAATATCAGGAATTTTATTATATTCATCTTTAGGAGATTTTTTTCTTACAATCTCTTGTATTCTAAGAGGAACCTGCCATTTATACTTCTTTGTATGTGTAGCTGGATTGTAATCAATTATCATTTTACTTGGGTCAAGTCTGACCATTGTTTTCCATTCTTTTTCTTTAGTTACTGGATTATCCCACATCTCACCAAACATAAAACAATTACCGAATAAAAAGTAATCTATACCTATCTCGATTAAAGTTTTATGGATATTTAAGTTCTTAAATAAAACCCTCTTATATGTTTTAAAAGTAGGGCTTTCATCATTATCATCTTTAGCATTTTTATCTTCGAGATAAACTTCAGTTACAGGAAAAGTAGCTAAAGCATTAACTGCTCCACTTATGAGTGGATCAAACATATAGAAATATTTACACCATCTAAATATTTCTACCGTAGTTCTTGGTATTTGAGTATCAGAAAGGTTTAAAAAAGGTGAAGGATATGGATCCTGATAAGAGCCATCAAAAGATGCTACTTTTACCATGGCATCTTCTTTAGCATCTCTAACCATTGCTTGTCTATCCTCAGATAAATCTTCAATCCTTGTCGTAGTATTTACAACTATATCATCATTATATGAAGTATTAACTTCGTTGAAATTATTTTCTGACATTATATTTCACTCCCTTCCGGTTTGATTCCAAAGAAATCTAATTGTTCATCGAGCATTTCGTTCTTCTGTACTAAAAATTCATCAAGTGCTACATTTTTAAGTATTTGTCTTATAATTATTTCCGATAGATTATCACTTACTTTTAATCTATCTAGCATAGCTTTTATAAATTTTCTACTTTGCTCTTTAGTTATTCTACCTCTACCTTGCTGAGTTCTCAATGCATCTAATATTAACATTGATGAATCAAAAATATTTTCGTTATTTTCAATCATCTTTTTTTCTAATTTATCATCACTATTCATTGCAGCTCGCATATTATTATTAATAGCCGTTAATAAGGAATAATTTAGAATTTCGTTAAATTGACTTTCATTTGGAGAACCTACAATTACACTTGGCATATAAATATATGTTTCACTTTCAGATAGTACTTTTGTAAGGTAATCAAATACATCTGGAGAGAAATTATCATAAACATCATCATGTGGTGTTACCCTATCAAGAACATCTATTCCAAAGGCTATATCACCTATGTCTAAATCTTCGCTTTCTCTTTTTAGAAAATCTACGCCCTTACCTGCGAAACTTCTGATAACTTTTTCGAAAGCATGGTAACTAGTAAATGGAGTATCACTATTATTAGCTGCTTGTATAGATAGCACTTTATTCAATGGAACACTATCTATTCCATCACTAACATCAAAG